CTGAACCCACCCCAGGCTTCTTCGACCCTCCCGGGACCGAACTCCACCTAGAGAAGTGGAGAGCACAGATCGACTATCGGCTGGAGATCATGGCCCGTGCCGTGATCCGAGGCCGACTCCGCACCGCTCGGGATATAAGGAGGATTGCAGAGAAGCTGAAGGTCAAACCAGAACTCGTGAAGCTCTGGATCACAGACCCCCAGGTACTGAAGAAGGCCGCCGTCTACGCCACCGCCCTGGCGCTCCCTCACCAAGCCGAGAAGGCCAAGGAAGACATCCAAGCCTTCAAAGCCGTCGCCAATATCGCAGGACTGATCGAGTCCGGACCCAGATCCCAGGTCAACGTCGCCATCGATAATAGAACCAGAGGCGACACCACCTCGGACCGGAAGTTCTTCGAGCAATACGCACGCCGAGTGGAACGGCTCAACGCTCCGGTATCGGATGTCGAAGCCCACGACTGACCCCCTATATAATGAGTATAAGCAGAGAGCCCGGACCTCACCCTGGCTCGCCTACCCCCTGACCGCTGTCCCCAAGATCCTCCCCTTCCATGAGTCCCTTGCCCACTACCGAGTCCTCTCCGGCCCCAACGGGGGAGGGAAAAGTACCGCGGGAGCCGCCGATTTCGTCAGTTACCCTCTAGGATACAATCCGATTCGGGGCGAAACCTATGAGACACCCAGCGTTAGCTGGGGAGTCTGCGTCGAATACAATAGTGCGGGCCGGGTCATGTTCCGGAAGATCAGTGACATGCTCCCCAGAAGCCCCGACGGGAAGCCACTTTGGAAATACTTCAAGCAAGAACACCTCTTCGAGCTGGAAAATGGCTCTGTGATTGCACTTAAGAGCCAAAAAGAAGGGGAAAGTAGCCTCCTGGCCGAGCGATGCCGGGCCATCTGGATCGATGAGGCCATGGGCGGAGAGCGTGGGAACGAGAACTTCGGAGAACTTCAGGCTAGAGGGCTCCCGGATCAGCCGTTAGACATGATTTTCACCTTGACGCCCAAGATGGACATCGGTTTGGAGTGGATGAGACGGAAGTTGTGGGTCGAAGAAGGCAAAGAACCCCACGAAGACTTCATTCAAGGCACCGAGTGCTTCCAGTTCGACCTCGATGACTGCCTGATCGAGCACGGAGGCTTCCTAACCCAGGAATACGTCACGAGAAGGAAGCTACAGGTCGATCCCGACGAGGCCGACGCTCGACTTCGGGGTATGTGGACCCCGTTCATGACCAAACCGGCCTTTTCCTTCAAGTTCCTGCTCGCATGCCAAGAGAGGGCCCCCAAATCGAGAAGCATCCGGTGGAAGAGGCCCGGCCTGACCCGATACGCCCCGGAGGACTGTGATGGTGGCCCCAACAAGCTCCAACGAGAGAGAGAAACCGCCCATACGTATATCGCGGCTTGGGATCCTAGCTCGGGACTGGGTAAGGGACACGACCCCAGTGCCTTTGTGGTCTTCGACCGCGCAGACCTGTGCGAAGTCTTCCACGCCGCCACAAACGACATGGACCCCGAACGCTTCTTCCGGGAAATCGTCCAGCCCGCCGTCTTCTACTATAACGACGCCCTCCTCATTATCGAGTCTAACGGACAGGGCGGAGGCGCTGCGGTCCAGGCTGCAAAGGACTCTGAATACCAGAACCTATACACCCAGAAGAACATAGGGAAACTGGAAACCCTCTACACCGACAAGATCGGCTGGAACACGAACGACCAGAGCAAAGGAAGGATGGTGGACGCCCTCCAGAGAACACTCCGAGAGAACAAGTGGACCCCCAGCTATGGTCTGGTCGAGGAGATGTCCCACGTCATGAAGAAGGTCATGCCGAGCGGGAAAGTGAGGGTGGAGCACGCAGACGGCTTCCACGATGACCTGACCATGGCCTCCGGGATCGCCCTGGCGGTCCACTACGAGGAGCCGGTCTATGACTGGCCCGACTTCAACAAGCTGAAGGTCCGCTACGGACAGACCCAGACCACCCAGACCCTGGCCTTCAACTAGTGGTCTACCACTTCACACCGTTCCTGAAAGGCAATATCGGAGAAGGAATCAACCGCTCCGTGGAGATGGTCCCCGAGGATTCTTGGGTCTGTGTCCGGGACGCCGATACGATGTTCCTTACCTGGCGCCAGCAGCACCAAGTCGAGGAGATCACGAAGACCACGGACTTCGACCTCATAAGCTGCATGACGAACCGCTGTTACCCCGGATACTGCATGCCCGGTGGTAGGCTGAGCGACAACTACAACATACTGGATCATATCGAGATCGCAGAAGAGAGAGAACAGGCCCACTGGGCCGAGGTGGTTCCGTCAGGCTACGAGACAGACCCGGGGGCCGGAGACCTCCTCTTCGGACACTTCCTCCTCTTCAAGAAGGAGACCTGGAAGAAGGCTGGAGGCTTTTCAGGCCACTTGAACCACGACATCACCTTCTCCCAAGCCGTCAAAGCCCAAGGGTTAAAGCTAGGGGTCGCCACCGGGGTCTACCTCTTCCACTCCTTCCGCCCAGGAGTCAAAACCCCCTGGTTCATGGGGAAACACGATCCCCACCAACTAGACCCAGCCAGGTGAGCGTTTCGGTCATCCTCCCCACCCTGGGACGGCCCACCCTCCAGCGATCGATCGACTCCATCCTGAGCCAGCTCCTCCCCGGGGACGAACTCCTCATCCAGGTCGATTCCAAGCCACACAAGGATGATGGGAACTGGTGCCGGGACGAGATGATCGCCCGAGCCCAGGGCACCCACCTCTGGTTCCTGGACGACGACGATATCGCCCTCCCCGGAGCCATTGAAGCCTTCCACCAGGCCATCTCGGAAGACCCCGAGGTCTGCTGGATCTTCCGCATCCTCCTCTGTGGGGACCCGATGTGGAAGGTCCCGGGGAAGATCATGCCCGGAAACCAGCAGGGCCAGTGCCTCTTGGTCCCCCGACTCGCCTCCCCCCAATGGGTGAGCGACGGGTACGGCTCCGACTACCACTACCTACAACGCATCCACATCGACAAAAAATGGGCCAGTCCCATCATTGCCCAGATCCGACCCCCGATTCCTAGTTGACATAATACCGGGCCAGTCGTACACAGTTGCGGCATGGCTGATTACCTAGACGTCCCCGGTAACTCCATCGCCCCCGAACAATCCATCAAGACCCAAGACCAAGAACTCCCCGGATACCGATACGGAAAGGCTCTCTGCGAGACCGCTCGCTCCGCCGCAGGGGAACGTGTCAAGTCCTTCAAGGAGAACTGGAACTTCCTCCTCGGGAAAGAACAGTGGGGCACTCCCCAGACAAGCGCGGCCAAACAGATCGACCAGTGGGCCTTCAAGGGAGTGGTGAACTGGACCTATGCCACCGTGAAGACCAAAGCCGCCATGCTCTGCTCGGCCCCCACCGAACTCTTCTGCGATCCCCTGGACGACCAGAGCACCTACTACGATCGCCTCCTCTGGAAGAGTGCCTTGGAACACGAGATGACGCGGCTCCGCTTCCGGCAGGTCAAAGAAGACGCCTACCTCTGGGGCTCTGCCTCGGGAGTCGGAGTCGCCATGGTCTCCGCCAAGGCCGACCCACTTACAGGCGCCATGAAATTGGCCCTGCACAATATTCGATCGGACGAGTTCTACCGAGATCCCTCTGCCGACTCCATCACCTCTCCCAACTGTCGATTCGTGGTCTGGGAGACCGAACTCGACATGAGCACGATCCGAGAGATGTGGCCTTCCAAGGCGAACGAGGTAAAGCCCAATAGCAGACAGGTCACGGGCGGCTGGACCTACAAGCCAGACAACACGGACGATAATCTCATCTTCGGCACCGCTGGGGAGTTCGTGATCGACTCCCAGAACACCTTGAAGTCACGCAAGGCCACCGTCTCCTTCATCTGGGTGCGGGACGAGTCCCTGATCGAAGACCTACAGAGTGTCATGTTGAAGGACGCGGGCCCGGGCTTCTCATGCGTTTCGTGCGGCACGGTCTACGAGGAGGACGCGACTCCGGGACTCGATCTCGGAGAACCCTGCCCCACCTGCGCCGGAACCCTGGAACAAGTCACCATCCCCCCGAAGATCGAGCACAACAAGATCGTTCGCCGCCAGTATCCCTACGGACGCTTGATCGTCTACTCCGGCACCACCCTTCTCTATGACGGAGAGAATCCATACGAGCTGGAAGGGGTCTATCCCTTCTTCGTCTACCACCACGACCGAGTACCGGGAGACTTCTACGGCTCGAACGATGTGAGTCTATTGAAGTCACTCCAGATCGCGGAGAACACCGTCGTCTCGATGGGGGTCGATGGTGTCGTGCTCGCGATGTTCGGGCCATTCGAGTACCCGATCGGCGCCAAGAGTTACACCGCCATGGGGAACGGCCCGAAGCAGCAGCACCCCACCCCGGACCACCTCTGCGGGAAGGCTCGCTTCATCAACCCAGCCTCTGCAGACATGCAGCTCTGGAACGGAGTCCTGGGTGCGCTCCAGTACCACTTCACCGTGGTCTCTGGACTCTCCTCGGTGAGCTTGGGGGGGCAGAGCGGCTCCCCGCCGGTTAGCGCCACGGAAGCCGAGATCAGTAACGCACGGCTCTCCGATCGGATGAAGGGACACGCCTCGGGCCTCTCTCAGTTCATGAGTGACGGCGGGAACATCATTCGCCAGATGATGCAGCAGTTCTACGGGGACGCTCAGGAAGTCCCGGTAACCATGGCGAACTCGGAAGTGCAGTCCATCCAGATCGAAGTGAAGAAGCTCCCCAAAGTAAACGTCCGGGTCGAGGTCAACACCCAGCCCGCCTTCCGGGACAAGCTGCTCGGACAGAACGCCGTCCCCGTGCTCACGAATCCGATGATGGTGCAAAGCCCCTACTTCCCAGATGTCTTGGAGGCGATCGGCTTCCCTCCGGCACGGATCAAGGAAATGCTGGTGCGGCGCGGCACTCAGCAGGAGATGGCTCCGGCATCCGGGCCGCCTTCTGGTGCCCCTGAGCCCGCGCCGCCCGCTATGGAACCCATGCCCGAAGGAGGGATGCCCATTGGATAACAAGAGCCCGCAAATGAACGAGGCCAGTAGCCAGTGCGAACACCCCATGTTCAATAACGTGAGCCCCTACTCGACCAAGATCTCGGAGGAAATCCGAAACTCCAAGAATCCAGGCCGCCCCTTGATCGAGGCCGTGATCGAGACCTCGAACACCCAGAAGGTTCCGGTAGGACCGTCCGCCCACGACATCGGGGGAGTCTGATGCCCTGGAAGACCGGCACCACCGAAGAGGACGTGAAGAAGTTCAAGATGATCGAGACCTACGTCCAGACCCTGGACAAGAAAATCTACGATGGTCTCGTGACCCCGGCTGAGGCGTTCTCGGAGCTCCAGGACAAGATCGATGAAGTGTGGGAAGCCACCCACCCCGAGCCCGAGGTAGAAGCCGCCAAGACCCGCACCCCGATCAAGAAGAAGTAGGAGGGACCATGGCAGGTAAGGATCTACCCATCGACACGGGCCCGCTCGTCCAAGGGTTGGGGTACCAGAGCTTCCCGACACCCACGAACGATGCCGCTTCTACCGCGAGCGCCGACCGCTTCCATGAGTTGGATTCCACCAATGATCCAGCACCGCTCGTAGCCGTGTCGCTAGCCACGAAGGAAGTTGATGCGCCACCGCTCGGAGCGTTCCAGAAGACCAACCTTCACGATGACAACTGGCTCGATCCCTTGAAGCCACACATGAGTCCCGAATCACAGAAGGGGTAACGATGGACCCGGAAGTCCCGCAGGAACAGGAAGCGCCGCCAGCGCCGCAGCCCCAGCAGCCCCAAGAGATCGACCCGCGTGTTGCG